CCGCTAATGTTGCCGTCGTATGCTTTGCCGAGTGCCTCGGTGACTGCTTGGAGACTTTTACCTGTACCGGCGCTAATGTCCATAGACAGTTTAAGCATGTCGTTAGCGGTTGCCGTGTCGCCGATTGAGCGTATTAAACGGTCGTAGGCGGGTCGTAGTTCGTCATCGGCTACGCCTGTGGATCTTTCCAATACTGAGATAAAGTCCTCAACCTTTTGGGTGTCATGTGCTACGCCCACGTTTTCCAAAGTGAGGGCTAGTTTTCGCATAGCCTCCTCGTCGGCCATGGCGGCATTTACTCCGTCGACGGCCATTTTGGTAGCTAGGCCAGCGATAGCAATACCGGCGCCGATTGCAGCTGGCCCTAGCATGTTTTTTAGGGATCCAGCGAACCCGGTGAGGCCGCCTTGTGCCTGGGCTAGGCCGCTGTTAAATTTCTTGAGATCCGCCGCTAAGTAGATTGTTAAAGTTTTGCCGCCACCAATTGCCATTACATCACCAGCCATTTACGGGCTATACGGTCAACGGCCCTAGACCATTCCTCTAATGCGGGCTCCTGATAGTTTCGTGCTTGCCCGATCCAGTCGGTACCGGATCCGAACGCGGCCGGCATACGGTTACGAGATCCCATAGCGGCCCGTGCTCGATCGCCCTTGTCTGACGGGTAGCGTAGCATTGTGGGTGAGGCGCCTCCGCTCGTTACTTTTTTGTTGCCGCCGATCATTACTTTTGGGAGGCGATCTGAGCCGGCCCGTACACTTGCCGCAATATCCTCACCCCAGGGGCCGGCGTAGTTGAGAGCTGCATTCTTCCATGCTGGCACCATGTGCCGCTCTGCTATTGTCTTTGAGGCGGCCCGTAGTTCTTTGCCGGCCTCTTTGCCCAGAGTTTTGAAGTCGCGTAGTAGTTCGTTAAGGCCACTCACACCGGATTCAAAGATTGCCATTCGCTAGCTCCTCCTCAATCGTGGCTATTAGTTGCGGGTCGTACTGTAGGACTTCGTCGTATGGTCGGTTTATTCGTAAGGCTATTCGGACAACGTGCCGACGGTATCCGCCGTCCGAGTAACTTTTGGGGCTTCGGCCTCAACGAATACATTGTGATCGTCGACCCATTTTTCTATAGTTTTGTAGCTGGTAATCGTCCGGCCGTTAATTTTGGCGTAAGCCAGTATCGACATTAGGGCGAAGACGTTGTCGGCTCTAGAATCTAGAGCCACTACTTGAGACATGTAAACCCGGTCGTTTTGGTTAACGTCAAACGATTGCGGGTCTCCGTTATCGACTACTACGGTTATTTTGTTGTACATGGTGTCCCCCTACCCTTTAAGCAAATACTACAGAACCGGTTAGCGACGTTGAACAAGTCGCAATACCGTCGGCCGCAAATGTGACTTCTGCGGACTCAATAAACATAGCGGCACCAGTCCAAGTTCCTACGGCACTAGCAACCGAGACGGCTACCGATGCAGCTCCAGCGATTGCTGTCTGGAGTGCGTCGTACATGCCGCTGGCCTCATCGTAAAGAAATTCTAGGCTCATTGTGCTATTAAGGTCGGTCTGGTCAAACGCGACATCGGATAGGGTTTTAGTCCTAAGAATTGTCGGTGATGTTGTAATTGTTCCTGTGGTAATCTGGTCCTCGTATTGCACCGCTCCAATTTCGACGGTGAATGCGGCTCCAGCGACTGATACAGCGGCCATGATTTATCCTTCTTTCATTTGCATAGAGACGTTGATTTCGGTAGATAGTACGGTGCCCTGGGCTCCTAGGCTTAGCAGCTGTGGGGCGTTTATTACGTCCACTAGGACTGTGTTAGGTAACTCTACGAGTAGAGCATCTATGGCGTCCTCGGTGGATTTTGTGGCTGACTCATTTACCCTAGCGTTAATGTTTATTAAGATCCGCCACCTGATCTCGTAGTTAAGATTAGATCCTAAACGGCTAGGACGGATCCAGGGCGAGTCAGGTACGCACACTACTGACGGGGTTATGGGTGTTGCGGGTACTGTGTCGTAGACCTTGTACCCGTGACCTGTGAGAGCTGCGATTATTGTTTCGCGGCTTTCCGTGGCAAGACTCACCCCACTAGGCCTTTCATATCAAGGTATGGTGCAAGTACGCCCATTACTCGACGAGTGAGCCAGACCGATAAGCGGTAAGGCCCAGGCGTGAAGTCCATAGATACGGCTTCGCCCCCGGCGCTTGACCGGGCTTGAAACATCTCAACGGCTACCGACATGGCGGCCTCTTTACAGGGTGAGGGCTCATCGTCTAGGGCGGTCTCGGTAATTAGGTAGCCGATTAGCAGGCTAGCGGCGTCGGCAACCTGGTCGAGTGTTGCGACGGCTGCGCCATCGTACTCGATGTCTAGGTTTTCGGCGAGTTGTTCGCCTGTGACGAGTGCCATGCTAATCGGCTACCTTTTCTACTTAGACGTTTGTTACTCGGACGATTCCGGCAGGTAGGAACGCGGCAGTAACGCCATATCCATAAATACTGATATCGCGTCCGAGCTTGGCCACGTTCTCGGCGGTTGCTAGGCGTGGGCCGTCCTCAAGCCACCGTGCAGCTTGACCGTTAGTTACGATTGCGTTGTATGCGTTGTTTGTGTCTAGGTACTTGGCCCGAATTACGGGTAGGCCAGAAACGTTTACGCGTAGGGTGCTAGCGGTTGCCACACCGGACACGTTTTGGACTGTGTATGGCTCTGGCTGGAATGTGCTCCACCCACCGATTGCAACGAATACGGCCGTAGATACAAACACGGCTGACGCGGGTACGCCTGTCGCGTCCTCGCAGGTTACCGAGGCCTCAAAGATTGCTTCTCTGAATGCTGAACCAGTCGTGTCTGCCGCAAAATCGTAGTCCTGGAGTCCTGTACCGTCGTCCCAAAGATCGGCGGTAAACTTGCGGTCCGTGACTGCTGCATATGACGCAAGCATGATGCGGTTGTGTGCGTCTAGGTAGCTTGGGCTTGAGCGCTCAAGCAGCTGGTATGAAATGTCGGATCCGGCCGCGTAAGTGGCAAGTGTTGCTGTGCCCTTTTCAAGGTCAATCTGGACTGAATTAACTTCGCCCTTTTCGTTGGCTTGCGATTCTACAATTGTGTTTAGGTTTCCGTCAAAATAAGGCCAGTTAATGTCCATTCCAGCGGTCCCGGCGCCTTGCGGGCCTCCAACACCTTGAATAACTCGACGTCCAAGGTCAATTATTCCGCGTACTTCTTGCAAGAAATTTGGCGGCATTACCCCCGGATTGTTGGCGGTGATCTGGTCTGCTAGGGCGCGTGATTCTACTTCGCCGTTGTAAACCGCTTTCGAGTATTCGCCGAACGTGCGGTACTGGGCGAGTGGGTGCTCGGTTGCTTCGCTGGTAAATACTCGGGCGTGAATGTTTCCTACTTCTTCGCGTAGGCTTTTGACGGCTTCGCGTGCTTCTGTGTCTACCGAGACCACGGCCTCGGTGTCCATGGTTTCGGACATTGTTTCTCCTTCTTCTTCTTCGGGTTCTTCTCGGATACTGCTCACTCCAGCTGTAGAGTAGGCAGGGTAGGGGGTGAGGCTGACCTCTAGCAGGTTGGCCGCTGTGTGTGTAATTGCGTCTCTAGCTTTACTCATCACGGATTTAATTGGATTAAAGCCAACGGATAAACCTTTAATCGTGTTTGTCCTGGCAAGTACTGCCGCATCTCTGCCTAGGGACGTATCGACTATATCAAAGTCAATGTATAGGCCGTCCTCGCGATTCTCTGCGCTCTACGTTGTCTAAGTCAAATGATCCGGGCGCAAATGATTCCCGTACTCCGCCGATTATTGTCTCGACGTTGTAGGGGACGGCCATACCCATACCTGAACCGATTACATCGCCCTGGCTATCTTCGCGTTCTTGAAATACAACGGTTGATTCTGTGTTAAGTTGCTTCATTAGATTGCTCCTGGTGTCATGCTAAACACTCCCAAAGTTGGCAGGTCGAGCAACATTTTGGCTTCGTCCTCGGTGAGTACGCCGAGGGGAAGCAGTTTGGTGATGAGGTCTGCGGTTTCGGTTGGGTTGGCGCGTAGGAATGCGGTCGTATCAAATTTAATTGTTCGGCCTCGTGGCGTCACGTCGGGCATAGATAGCCGCTGCTCAAATAGGTGCATTATTGGGCGCAACGATATGTCGAGCAGGTTTCTGTAAAGGTCTACGCGGTTTGAGTAAACGAGGCTGGTACCTGGTACACCGGCGCCGACCCAAACGGGATCCAAATTTGCCAGGCGAGCAATCCCGATTGCGGCTAAATTCTTGGCCTCAACGAGCTGTACATCTCTGGCGCTAAATCCCATAACCTGAGCGTCGATTGTATTGTTAAGGTAGGCGGTTCCCCGGTTTTCTCGGGCTTCCTCCCAGGCTGCTAGTAATGCCTCGACTTGTGCGGCGGGTAGGTCTGGCCCGGAGTTTTTTAACGCTACTGTCGGGATAGGCGTCGAGCTGTACATGAGGGTAGCGGCTTCAAGAGCTGCAGCTGTCGATATTGCTGTAGCTCCGTTTGCTAGCCAACCACCTTCGCCGGATCCGTAGAATTTAATAACGTCGCGGGTCGGTACTTGCCTGGCTAAATAGTAGAAAGGGTCGGCGGGTGGCTGGTAGTTTTCTTGGATCCCAACGTATACGGGTGGGGTGTCGATTACGTCCTCGACGCGCATAACCTCGATACTGGACGGGAACCCGTCAAAAGTGCGCTCGGTTACTAGCCAGTAGGCCCGGTCGTACATGAGCAAGTCGGAGAGTGTGCGCGTTATTACTGACGCGTACGGGTAGATCTTGCTAGGCATTTGGAGAAACGGGCGAATAACTACTGGCTCGTCGTAGCGGTACTCCCGTAGTGCAAATGCGCTGATTGTGTGAGTGTAAGTTTTTAGGGCGTCTACAAATGCAGGTATTTGCATAGCGGTCGTGCGATTGGTCCTGACGGCTAGCTGGTTGGTAAGTAGTGCGTATAGCCCGGCTGATTCACGGACGTGCGTGCCTGCGGGACTTGCGTCCATAGACTGGGATATAGCCTCTTGAGCACGCACGACCGCTAGGGCTCGGGGGAACACCATGCCCAAATACTAGGCGTATAGCACGACATCGCCGTGTAGATCTGTATTTGCATGCTTTAAGCGTGTCGGCGTGTCGCTATCCTGTCCGACGTCGGTACTTGCTTGTATAAATTGTTGCCACACTTCGCGGCGCTTTTGCTGCCTGGCTAACTGCGAACATGACGGCCCTAGCTGCGTAGATTCCGTTTCTGCCCATAGGCGCGGTGAGCACCCAGCCGCCTTGCCTCATAGATATTTTAGAGTTAGCGAAATGTTCCTGTAAGACTTGTGATCCGTCATGCCTAATCATTTGCCGGCTAAATAGGTCCTGTAGTACTTGTGTGGCGCTGACGGCTTCGCGCTGACCTACCAGAGTGTCGAACTTTTGCCGCAACCGATCAACGTAACCCGGCGTAACCTGCACATAGATCGACGGGTGCTCGGCCCTAATCTTTTCTAGCTGCTTA